ATCCCCCTGAGAATTTCTCAGGGGGACTAAAGTGTTTATCCTAACGGTTTACCCGTCAGCAAGTTTTTGAAAATAATCAAGAGTTTCCTCTTCACTATCATCATCAACCGTTACTGATACCTTGGGAGCAACTGCTACCTTAGTATCAACAACCACATCTTCTACAGGCTCATCTTCCATATGAGTTGTTACATTTCCTACCGTAGTAGTTCCAGCAAGAACCATATTCAAACGAGTCTTCAATTCATCATATGACTTGAAGTTGGTTGTAGCAGTATGTTCTTTGAGAGCATATTGCTTCTTCCACACTTCCTCAATCTCATCATCATCATCAAACAATGCTGACGGTATTTCGAACTCTGACTTATCGTAGTTCCAATAACCATCTACCTTACGAATCTTCAACTTGAAATTCGCACCCTTCCAAAAATCGAAAGGATTGATTGCAGTTTCATCATCAAACGCAGGCTGCATCGACTCCATGATTTTATCGAAGATTTTCTTACCGAAACGATATAGGAAAACCTTACCTTCATGTTCTGGATGCTTAGGATCTTTCACAACATAAATGTTGGCATAGTATTGTAGCTTACGCTTCTGGCGACGAGCGATTTCCTTATCAGACTCTACACCAGAGTTCCAGTATGCAGAATTCATTTCTGATACAGGATCATTTTGTCCAAGGGTAGTAAGAGAGTTCTCAATATACCACTGACCAGTTGGTCCCTGAAATGCATGATTCCAGAGTTTGGCCCATGGCATATCTTCACCTTCTACTGCTGGTAAAAAACGAATTACTGCATAACCATTACCTGATTTATCAAGTTCTGGCTTCCAGATCCGTTCATCCACATAGGACTTCTTATCTAGGGGTTGTGTTTCGGACTGTGCTGCACCAAGCAGTTTATCCAAAGAGTTTTGCTTCTTCATTTGAGCTAACGACATTTCATATCTCCTTATGTTAATGTATGTTATCGTATGTTAATTTTATTATTATATACTGTTTTGTATGGAATGTCAAGTTCCATTTACTATTTATGTTGATTAAATTTCAGTAATTTCAAGAGCATCACATAATTCATTTTTGGTTATATGTGATACATTATTTTCTTCGAATTGAACTGCTGAATCTACCAGAAAAAAATTAATGTGGTGAAATGCTTTAAACACAATTTCCATTTGATTATACCAATTCACTTGATTAAATCCTTTTGCAGTAGCTGGTAGATAATTTTTGGTGCCCTTGTATACATTATTCAAAGGGTCATCATATGAACTAAGGTCAAACCCTAACATATAAACCTCTTTAATCATACTAGGTTTGCTAGCAAGATACAGTGCAGTATTACCAGCAGACCAACCCACCGGATAATCAATACTTTCAACTATATCATTCGTACCTACATATGTAATCCAAACACCAACATCCTTTTCCATTTTCATTTTAAGGTCTTTCATATCAAGGTGTGGATACATTTCCATTGCTGCTTCAATTTTCTCACGCAATGTCTGTGGATCTTTTCCTGATATAACACAATTATCAGTTCTGTTCTTACTTTTATGAATAAATGGGCCGGGGAAACCTAAAAACGATGTTTCTGGAAATAACATGTTTGCAACACCAGCGGGAACAACAGACCAGTTTGCAAAATAACAAATACGAGGTGGCCACTCTGGGTTTTCTACACAATACCCTGAGTCATATATCTCCTGTTGCATAGCGTAATCAATAGAGACAAGAGCATCAACATAACCATCACGATATATTGCATTACATCCCCAAGTAACTACGTCATTAGACATTCTATAATTCTTGGGAGTAAACCATGACCGGGATTCTCCATTACCAATAACGAGAGCTCTGTGTCGGTCACTCATAATTTCGTATTGCCTTCCATGATACAGGGAATAGTTTTTTCGCATGTTCATCGATTTTCCATGCAATGTCCTGTGTCTCTTTTTGTGCATCTGGTTTGCATCGTAGATTACATACACGAGCAAACGCATATAGTGTACCACTCCAATACCATTCAGTCATCATCGATTGGGGTAGAATCATACGAGCCATCTCTGGTGCAATACCTAACTTTAACATATTCTCATAACACTGTTTTGCAAAAAGATATGCGGGGGCAGGACTATATTCAGTCGTTTCTTCTGATGACCCTTGTTTCTTATTCTTTGCAGCAAGACGCCATGCAAGAGGTTCATAGAACTCTACTTCACTATCTACATACCTTCTAGACACTTCATTCCATACTAGTCCTACCTGATGTTTTACCAGTTGTCTAGCAACGAACACGGGAGCCTTGATATGGAACTGTATGGATGCATGTCCGAACGGGCTCCAATGATTATGTTTTGCGAGGTAATTTATGAGTTGGGTGTCTGCCTTTTCATCAAATTCTTCATGGGTTTTAGCAAAAGAAACACGAGCAGCATTTACTACTGATAAATCGCTGCCCATGTGGTCTATTAATTCTACTTTCATTTTGTTTGGTTTTCCTTCAAGAATGCGATAACAGCATCTCTATCGGATTGTTTCTTTAATCCCTTGAATACCATCTTAGTGCCTTTGATTACCTTTTTGGGTTTCTTTAAGAAGTCATTGAGGTTGCATACATTCCAAATAATCTCTGACTTTTTCATTGCCTTGGAATACTTGTATTTCTTAACTGAACCTGCTTTATTATCAACAACATTTCCCAATGCAGGGCCCATTTTGTTTTTAGTGAACCTGTGGCAAATTTTGCACTTCTTCTTAAACACTTTTTCGCCCTGCACTACATTGGTTGCGACAGGAGCATCAGCAGCATATGATCTTCCTACATACCAACACATGGATGCTGCCAATAAAACAACTAATATAATTAAAAACCAATCCTTTTTCATAGAAATTTCCCCTGTTCAACCAACATCTCAAAGTCGTCCATCAACTGTCTGAATCGATGATCATAGAGAGCATCTAACCCAATAACAATGTTTGATATCTCATCTTCGCTCATACTGTCGGGATTATCGAGCATTGCTCTAGCTAATGTCTTTAGATCATCGCATACATGCCAACAACGAAACAGGTCTTGCTCAAAATCAATTTGATTTGGCTTGCTTTCATCCATCCTCATCACTCTTTCCGCATATTATTTTTTTCCACTGATCCTGTGGTGTAAAATATTTTAACATTGTTTCCGTAGCATCTAGCAACTTTTCGTTATCTTCAAGGTCTTCTTTCTCGTACTGTTCAAGGTTTCGATCAAAACTCTTTATTTTCAGAGCGGCGATATCACGTTTAATGTCATAATACTGCTCTACCATCTTCGCTGCGACAATCGCATCAACGAACTCACATGTTATTCCTAAATCTTTCATTGTCATTTCCTCAACATTCATTGATCGTCGTCGGCCGACGACGATCCAGCTTGCAAAACACCTTCCATTTTCATCATCTGTTTTTTCCTCATCATATTTCATTCTAAAGCTTCCTTTAAGCATATTAAAGCGTTGGGTGTAAATTCTGGATTTAACTCCACATCAGCGTATCCCCGTGGATTACACAAAATACGAGTATTACCAATAGTATAGTCAACCGAATTATGCATATGACCATGAAACCAAAGTTCTGGCTTTGTGTCAAGGATTACCTCTGATAGATCAGATGCATATGACCCATTAATGTAAGTATCTTTTTTATGTCTTTCATGAACACTAAGAAAGGAAGGTGCCATATGCGTAACAACGACATCACCCTCCTTTACATTCTCTTGCAAAAACACTTTCGAAATGTTGTGCAAACTGTGGGCAATTTGTGGTTTAAATCTATACTTACCTGAGCCTCCTCGAATTAATCGATAATCGTTCATTGCATCAGCGCATCGCATATATGACATTGGATTTCCATTAAGGAAATCCGACCATAGCGTTGCTCCATGAAATGTAACGTCATCAATTGTTATGCTTTCATTCTCCAGTAGATGAACATTATCAACGAGGGTTTTCTTTGTTTTCGCATAAGTATTGTTTATTGTGCCACGATAAAATTCATGGTTGCCAAGAACGTATATCACATGATTAAACCTACTAGCAATATCATTAATCCAATCAACCCTACATTTAATACAAATATCACCAGCAAGAATAAGGATATCCCCAGCTTCTGGCTCAAATTGCAACGGGCCAAATTCCAGATGCAGATCGCTAATATAATTAATTTTCATTGAAATTTCTCCTCAGAAATAACTGGTGCCGGAGAGAAGATTCGAACTCCTGACCTGATGCTTACAAGGCAACTGCTACTACCAACTGAGCTACTCCGGCAAGTTACTATCCTCTCTGCGGCCGTCCACCTTGACGGCGTTCAAAATCTCGGCGACTATGGGGACGATACCCCTTGGGCCAGGCGGGTTGCCGTGAAGCGAGTTTACTGACTCGTTCACTCAACTCATCATTTTGTTTTACCAACTCGGCACAATCATACTCTAGAGTCTTAACCCCAGACCTCAATTGCGTAATCTCGTTTTCCATATGTGCCTCCTTACGAACAGCATCATTCTCATCAACTTTTTTATCACTCATTATCAGACTCCTCTATCAAATCTATTAACTGTATTCTATACTGTTTCTTATCAATTGTCAAGAACCTTTTGTATTTTTGTAGCAGTTTATTTACATCATACCAAACATAATCTTCTGCCATACTCCGGTCCCAACTCTTGGTAAATTCCAATAGTTCATCAAGAATAATCAATGTTTCTAATGATACTCTCTTACCAAGATATTCCTTTAACAGAAGCGGATGCTCTGATTTCTTTACCTTGAATATTGGATTGAAATCATTTACAAACGGCCGGATTTCTTCAGCGAATATGTCGTAAAAATTACTTCTTTTCTCTTTCCAAATTTCATAATTCTCATCAGTGAAATTTGCAACATACCCATCCCGTACTACAATGAAATTGGCTACGAAATAATTCTTGATATCGTCGTAGTTATTGTATTTTTTGGAAAGTTTAACGAAGAAAAATCTGTCCTTACGCTTCCAAAATGAAGTCCTAGACACACGGCTCTTACCCTTGTAGGTAAAGAAGTCGTAATCTTTCCTATTGAAATGCGCCTTTAATGCACAATACATTAGATAGATATCAATGGGGTCCATGTTGCAAACTCGCCTCTTTCATCAATATAATACACATTACGAACACCAACATCCATGATTAACTGCTGACATACCTCACATGGATAACTAATAGCATAATCTAGGTTTTTCAAAACACGAACAACATACAAATCTTTACCTTCACAATTATCCAACCCATTCCTGATGAGTGCCAATTGTTCAGCATGAAGGAACGGCCATTCCGTTCTCCTATGCATCAGGGGGTGTGTTTTATAACTGTTGCTGCCAGTACTTACCAACATATTCTTATGTGCAAGTGCTGCGCCTAGTTTGAATTTTCCTTTACCTCGACCACCTGTTCCAGTACCTTGTATTGCAGCTTCTTTTGCTGCGTTGAAAAATTTATCATTCATTTTATCATATTGGTAGTTGAGCACACTTTGGTAAAAAATTCAAATCTCTTGCGTTTGCTTCTATCTTTTCTTTAAGTCCTTTTGAAATTAAAGATTTAATTGTTGCGGGGTCTATTCCTTCTTTTTCACAATAATGTAAGACAGCTTCCATATGAGTAATTTGTTTTTCTTTTGCAAGATTTTCAATTGTATTTGTAAAAATTTTAGCTGTTGTTAATGTCATAATATTCCTTATTTAAAGTTGGAGGGTTAACCATGACCCTCCTCGGATGTATTACGGCATCACCCGTGATGTTGCCCAAGCCGGAGGCAATAAACGATTGCACTATGGAGGCTTCTAAATTCGCACCATTTCTCCTTTGTTTATTTCCATACACATGTAAGGAAACTTTTATATAAAATCATGCTCGCCTTAGTGCGTTAGCATGAAGTGTCATATAAATTATTTCTTTTCAGAAACAAACTTATACAACTCACTTGCAGTTTTAATGATTTCTTCGGGTTTATACATTTTTGGTGTATATTTCTCAAAGAACTCTTTAGGATTAGCAGCGGCCTCGGCATACTTATCCATATGCATATGTGCTGCATCAACTGCGATATCATACTGCCGATCTAACATATCTTTCGCCATTGAAAGTGTATCAAATCGCAACTCGTATGGGGTTTTACCTTTTTTTTCTGACATAATTTTTCTCCTTGTGTTTGTGTGTGTGTTAAGCGGCGGGTTTCTGTTGCTAGGCACCCGCCAAACCCCGAGCAATTAAGCAGCTAGTGCGTAATCCTCAAATGCCTCATTATCGTTGGCATTTCTCGTTGTTGATCGATAAGGTGATCAATCCACAATTCTCCACATTCCTATTCATTGCCAGTCGAACCTATTTCGCCCCCATCAAAAAAAGATTAGTATAAAAACCATTGGGAATAATCAACATCATTAAAAAAGATTAGATATATAATACCACCAACGAGAAAAGCATCAGCACAAATACTCCAAACGATATATGCCTTAAACATCCACTCAGCAACTAACTTAACAAGCCAACACTTTGTCCTTATAATCAGGGCCAAAGACCGTAAACATGGACTTTTTAAGATCACCCGCCATATAAAGCGACATGGGGTTTTTATGAGTAGAGTTAAGGGGTTTCGCATTTTGAAGCTCCTTCTGATATTTTTTCATTTAATCTCCTTATGGTGGAGGCGGGCGGTACTGCCCCGCCGTCCTGTACAATTTTCAGTTTGTTTCATCAAACTGTACTATATTTATACCACATCCAACATCAATTGTCAAGTGCTTTTTTGATTTATTCTCTATAAAATATGTGATCATCAATCATGGTTGTTATAGTGAAATGTTCTGCCCACCATGGAGCAACATCTACTGAATGATAGTATAACGCACCTCCTGTAACATCGGTTACCATTGTTCTAACCTTCTCTGCAACCTTATACAGATGACTAAACACCTTCTTATTGTATGGTTTGTCTATCTTCCCATCACAATACCAGCTAAACGCACACTTGTTCCTTTTAGGGATAAGTTTTGTTTTATCCTTCCATGAAGGTACATGGCGTCCCTGTTTAATAACTGTACAGATTGTGTTTGGAAATCTATTGTCTTTTACACGGTTCAGCACAACATGAGATACGGCTATTTGTCCAGCGAGAGATTGATTTCTCGCTTCAAAATATATGTTCTGTGCAAGACAATATGTCTGCTGATTGGCAGATGCATGTGTTGGATTAAAACTAATAACGATTGCAATAATAAAAAATATCAATATGTTCATAATATAAAGTTAGTGATTTTTCCTTGGTAGTTGTTGATCTGGGAATTTGTAATTTCTAAAGTCCAAGATATAACTCTTCTTAGCACCCTTCTTCACCTGTACTTCTCTTCGTTTTCCTTCTATTACTCCTCCACCTTTTCTCATCTTCTTCTTGGCTCCTTCAAGCCGTTTGTGCATTTGTTTAGTGTATGGAATAACATAACCAATGGGTAGTAATTTTTTTCGGTCTTTTACAATCCACAGGAATATGTTCTTTGGTTCATCTACCAAATATGATGCAACAATAAAATCTTTTGGTAAATCTTTTGTTGTGGGAGTTCCTAACAGTTCATCATAGGTATATGTTGTCATCCCAATAACAGCAAGGACTAAAGGAATATACACAAATAACCAAATTGGTTTTTTTAGTAGTACTATCAATGCAACTAGAGAAGTGATTGATATAAGAACTACAGCCAAAAATAAGAGATACAGTATCATTGGATAACCCCTGTTGCCGGCGGGTCTGATGCGGCCGGTGGTTGATTAGGCATACCACCATTAAAATTGGGATTTGGTGGGCCGTGAGTAGGGTATTCACTAAACAAGTCTCTTGCTATAAATTTAAATGGTAGTTGGTTGATAGACAATATTCCACCATTTTCTTTTATTGTTACCCGAGCCACAGTGTGTTCAGCACCCTGTTTTTTAAGTATAATCTTTTCCTCAAATACCATCTTATATGGATTTAATCGCAAAAATGTTATTCGTACTTCCCGGTCAACATTATCTCTCATATTATACATATGTAAATTGATTATATATTCACCGGCAACCCAACTACGGAATGTTACGAGTTCTCGATTTATTTTTATCTCTTTAACTGTACCATCAGGCATTTTAATAGAATCATTCATAACACCAATATCATCCCGGTCAAGATGCATTCCGGCCATATTCCTATTTCGGAAAGATAGTATTTTTTTGTGGGGGTCACGAACCCATATATCAACATCGTCTGTAGAATTTTCATCCCACTCAACAATAATCAAATATTCTGCCTTATGTTCAATCTCTGATTTTTTTGCTATTGGATTAATAAGAATCAACGCAAGAATATACATACTGATGAATGACAACAGCAGTATGAATAAGAAATCAATAAACGCTAATGGTGATTTACTCTTCATCGTCAAATAAAATCAGTTGAGCTTTTAGAACGAGTGAAGATACAAGACCAACTAGAGTCGTACCTAAAGCTGTGTATAGTCCAGAACTCATTGCATTGAGAATTGTTTTAATACTCTCTGTATCAATGATTGTTATGTTGGTAAATGTACCAAACAACATAATCATAAATCCAATAATCGTACCGAGCATTCCAAGTGTCATACAAGCATCTGACACAAACCATTCTATCTTAAAGGTTTGCAGATGCTTGTTAAAACTCTTGTATCCAATAGACAATGTTGAACCAACAAAAAGTGTAGTTATTAAAAATGTAATTGCAGTAGCATCATTAACATATATTGGGACCAGAAATCCAGCATTATAACATAACAAAACTGCTAACAATACAGCACAAACAATAAGCCACCAAAACAATCCTTTTTTCATTATTTTTTCAATCCTTCTTCTTTTTCACCTTCTGGTATTTTTGGAGCCATATCTGGTAACATAGCGGTTTCATCTTCTTCTGTTGGAAAGTCAATCATTAATTCTACACCATGAAAAAGTATGCAGCTGATTCGATTTGGAAACGCTTCTATAATAACAAAACTACCGTCCCTTGGATTTACATACGTTGACATTACAGCATCAATTTCGCCCATTTGATTTTTTGATGTTCCCATTGCAATTGGTATAAATTTCATTATGTTGGTTAACCAATTTCTTACTACCGGAGAATCATTGCATACAACTGGTTTTGCTAATTGAAATATTTGTCCATGTGGTCGATTTTCTATTGATTGTGGAGTTGTATCATTTTGTGCAAATACCGTAGTTGAAAATAATAAAATTACCGCAGCGATAAAGTACTTCATTTTTCTAACCCCTATGTTCCGTTTTGTTCCTTCCATTCTTTCATCACATCCGTTAATCCTTGTAAAAAATCACCCTTGTCTTTTATAAATTCCTGAACTGTGCCGTCTTCTGTTACTACTAAAATTACTATCTGTGAAATATTTATGTCTGTTCTTTCAGAGAACATTTCTGCATATGCAGAACCTTGAATATAGTAATTCTCATTCCAATTATCTGTCCGCTCCTTTGTAGAGGTTTTAAAGTCGATAATAGAAGGAATACCGTTATATTCAGCAATACAATCAACTCTACCTGCTACCTGATATTTATTACTATACAAACCGCACTCTAGAGCATATATGTTGTCGATATTATCTAGAGCCTTCTCTCGTAATTGGTTGAATAAGCACCATGGTAAAAAGGATTTCTGATGTTCTTTCCATTTATTGGGGAAATTGAAGGATTGGTTGTTAAGATAATCCTCACACATTTGATGAACTTTGGTTCCTCGTGCCGCTGCGGTTCTGGAAATGTGATTAGCAACATCATTACCTACCCGTTTGCGCCATTCAGATAGTCCTTGTTTACTTCGAATAGACAAAACTGTTGTGATTGATGGATAATAATTTTTCTCAGGAGTTTCATAAAATCTCCTTCCATCAATAATCTTAGTTTGTAAATCTGGTAAATTCAGTGAACGATGCTTAAACATCAGATAAACTTTTCATCCTCTCAACCAATCTCACCGCTCTATTTGTGACTTGACGATACCAACGGCTATCTATCATCTCAGCAGCGGCTGCATTCCAATCCTGTGAATCAACTCCACGTTTCATGCCCACAAATTTACTCAATCTTGTATATCCCATATTGAACATCATATTGGCAATAATTCTTTGTGCCTCTTCCGGTAAGTCATAAAAATCTTCATAGAGTTTTTGACAATCAGCTAAAACACTTACAATATCATTAGCAAAGGATTCATGAACCCGTGTTGATGTAACTTGAGTCCAAATATCTTTACCATATTCTGGATCACTGGGAACTATAAGATGGCCTATACCAAACGTAGGGTTGCCGAGATGGTCAAGATATACTTCATATCTGCACCCTTCATCAATTTCTAATTCTTTCCTAAGTTTTGGTAAATCCATATTACACTCCCGGTCCTGGCCAAGATTCTCTCAATCTTTTATCAGCCATCATTTCAGCCACAATGTTAGTTGGTAGATTTTTCTCTTTAGCTTCAGTCAAGCATTGCATAGTTCTATCATAAATTCCATCGATGATATTTGCTACATGAAAATCTGTTGCTACAAAACCGAAATCTTTATTGGTATCAAGTACTCCACCCGCATTGACGAGAAAGTCAGGAGCATTGATGATACCCTTATCCTTGAGTACATAACCCATCATAGAGTTAATCAACTGATTGTTGGCAGCGCCGCATAGGATTTTGCAATTCAGTTTTTCTACAGTATCTTTATTGATGGAACCACCCAAAGCACAAGGAGCAAAAATATCACAAGACACTTCATATATTTCATCTAGTCCAACAACGGTTGCCTCTGTCTTTGCTGCAAATTCTTTACACTTGTCCATATCTAAATCAGTGATGGTTAGTTTTGCTTCTTTCTGATGTAACATCTCTGCAAGATTAGAACCAACATGACCTATTCCTTGTATTGCAATGTGTATGTCTTTTAAACTTTGTCCGGGCGCCATTTCATTTCTGAGGAAATTAACTGAGGCTTCCATCCCTCGAATAACACCTAATGAGGTTGCAGGACTTGGGTCTGTCCCTGTAAAGATAACATGTTCAGTCACCTTATTGATGATCTGCATATCCTCTGGACTGCTGCCTACGTCTTCAGCGGAGATATATTTACCCCCCAAAGAGTCTACTACTTTTCCAAATTCTGTGAGTAGTTCTGGTGTTTTTTCAGCGTTTCGTAAATTAACTACAGCCTTACCACCGCCAACATTTAGTCCCGCAAGACTATTTTTATATGTCATTCCCTTTGAAAGTTTTAATACATCTTCTATTGCATCATGACTTTTTTCATACTTCCAAAATCTAGCACCACCCAAAGCAGGGCCGAGGGTTGTAGAGTGTATTGCAATATAACAATCCAGACCTGTAGATTTTTCTGTAGCGTGAATAACCTTTTCGTATCCGTCAATGTCTATTTGCTTTATGTCCATTGTTATTCTATACCAATCCCTAATTTTATTTTGTTGATTAGATAATTACGTACAAACCCTGAACGTACAATGTCGCCCAGAGTAAACTCCAAACAATTAAACTCTTCCATTTCTTCCAATATTTTCAAGAAATCATGTAGTCCGTTTCTTTCATTATGATGAACCAAATCAGTCTGGTCAAAATCACCGCAAAAGATTATTTTTGAATCTTGTCCAATCCTTGTGATGATTGTATCCAGCTCATGGAAATTTAAATTCTGACACTCATCTACTATAATGATACTGTTGTCAAATGTCAATCCCCTTAGAAAAGAAGTTGATAAAAAGAACAAGGTGCCCTGTGACTTGAGTCGATTATATAGATTATTGAATGATTGTTCACTGGGCATCTCAAACATGAATTGAACCATGTTCTGATACGGCACTTGATATAATGCAGCCTTGTCTTCTTCATCGCCGGGAAGAAATCCAATTTCTCTTGTAGGTATAAGAGAACGAACAAGAATTACCTTGTCATAATTTTTCTTTAAGTCTAATATATCTTTTAGTGCTAAATATAATGAAATGAAAGTTTTACCTGTACCTGACGCACCAAATAAAAATTGGTTCTTTCCCTTTTTCCAAGAGTCAAAAACTAATTTCTGATTGTCAGTAATCGGTTTTACAGCAACAATGTTACTGTGGTTAATTTCTTTATTTTTCTTGCTTGCCATATTACATCCCAATTACATAATAGTGAGAGGGGAGGGTGCGCCCTCCCCTCTCTATGGTACATGGGCGGAGGGACTTCCAAGCTTGTATCTACGCTGTGCGTAGGTGCTGAAGTTTGATTTCTCGCCCGTACCAATATTTATATCACCTTATGTTTTTTCAATACGTTTCTTGTCTTGATTGTTTTAGTTGGTGTTCGTGCATATCTGTCTGCGAGAGGTGAGCCCGGGTGTGAATTTGCAATCTGTTCCATACGCTCAGTAAACCCGCCGTCTACTTTAGGACCAACACCCATAATATGGTCACCAACATATGAAAACAACACTGGAACTTGACTAATATGGGGATTCTTTTTTAGATATTCATCTTTTTCGCTCATTCCCATGAACTCATCAAATGTTTTCCCTGTATTATTATCGGTGAATGTATATGTTGGCATTAAACTTTTAACTCCGATTGGTT